GCCGACAAAAAGGGGCCTTACCTTCTCGCGCGCCCCGTAGCCCGTCATCTCCTTTATCTGAAGATTCGTGGGCGTAAGGGGCTTTTCAACGCCGCCTTGCAACATAAATTCTCTGTCATAGGTCAGGATATATATCTGCTTGGTCGCAGCCAGGTGATAGATATTTGATGTCGCCGCAGAGAGAACGAACTCAAAGGGGTCGCTGTCCCCGGTGTTCGAGGCCAGGTTCGTGATATTGCCTGTCTCGCTGCCCCAGATGGTTTGTGGATGCGCCTTTGTAGCAGCCAGAATCATCCTCTGCTCAAAAAAACATATGGCAGACGGATAGCCCGTATTTGCTACCGCACTCCATAAAAGCCTTTCGGCCTTGATTGCGCCGATCGCCGGTGAAGCAGGCGTACCCGTGACCGCGTATGTGAATGTACCCTCGTCAGTTACGGTTATGACAAACTCGCCATTGTATTCGGTCTGGTTGCAGCCAGAAATCTTGATGGCCTGGCCGGGCTTGAGGCCATGAGGATCATCGAACTTTACAGTGGCAGTCGAGCCCGAGCGTGTAACTGAAAGACTTGCCGTTGCGGTTATCGTGCCGGTTGCGGTCGCAATAGATGAGGAAAGCGGATACTCAAAAGTCTTGTCGCTCGTGACCCTTATCTTTACCGTCCCGTTATAGTCTGAAGGCGTCGCACCTGCTATGGTCAAAACCATTCCTGTCCTGAAGCCGTGCGGCGTATCCGTACGGGCTACGGCCGTATGAGAGGCTATGAACTGGTTATATCCCTCGGCCCCGCCCGGCCCCTCGACATTAGGGTTATACGGGTTTGTCGTGCTGACGCATTCGAGCTTTGAGAGCGTGGCCGTCTTTGCCAGCGGCCTCGAATGATTAAAGGTAACGGCCGATATCGACCAGTTGGAATCATCCGTCCTAACAAGCTGCTGCGGCGGAAAATCCGGGTGTACAAGGTAAAGGATATTGTTGAACTGCGAATACCTTATCTTTTTAAGGTCTGTATCAGTAAAGGGGCTCGTGAGAGAAGCGGCAAGCTTCGACCCGTTCGTATAAAAATGAATAGTGTTGTCGTTCTTAAACTCGGCCACATAGCCCTGGAGAACTGAAGGCGTGACATCCTTTTTGAATATAATAAATGGAATCTGGCGCACAGAGACACTCGCGCCCCTGTTGCTGACAAAGCGAAGCCCGGCCCTCCTTGTCGCACCGCCGCCGATGAGAGGATAGGTATTCAAGCACTTCTGAAGGCTGCTATGGTAGCGCGGCAGATCAACGCGGCCCTTTAGCTTCGGGTCAAGCTCACCGCCTGAAAAGTTCGATTGAATAATATTCGCCTTGCCCATCTATCTCCTTATGCTAATCAGAGGGAAATCGCCGAACGTCTCGGGCGAGCCCTCCTGCCCATCGACGGCACGCGCGAGCTTGAGTTTCCCGGTATAAAGCGCCCAAGCCGCGTCCTGTTGCGAAGTGCTCTTGGTGATGGGATATGCAAGCTCTGCCTGCATTACCGCTGAAAGCGCGTCAACCAAAAGCGTGTCGTAGCTATTCGGGTCCTCGTTCCGGTAGATGTAGCGGATATAAAGCGGGTTCTCGTCGCCAAGGATTTCCCTGCCCTCGACCACATAATCGAATGCGGTATCAGCCTCAAGGAGCCTCAGGCAATCCGCAGGAAGGGTAAAGGCGAATGAGAAGCCGAACGCCGGGGGGTCTGCTTTCGGCGCAAGGTTTGTCCGCTTGATGGCACAGTTCCAGGGGTGCGCCCTCAGAACGGCATCCCTTACCTGGGGCCAGAGGTTCGAGCACAGCCTGGCGGCATCGGTAGCTTCATCAAAAGAAGATATGGGCCTTGCACCAAGCTTCAGCAGCGCATTTGAGCAGATCGTAATAGGTGACGACATGAGGCCCCCGGTAAAGTAAAAGGCGGGAAGGGGTCTTGATAACCCCTTCCCTTATTGCTTAGTCCTCGATGTAGACGAAGTACCCGTTGAGGGTCGCGCCTGCCGGTATCGTGCCGCCAGTACACTTTGCCTGAATGGTAACGCCGCTCCTGTTGTCGAAGACAAAGGCGTCGTTCGCGGTCAGAGCGTTCGTGCCCGCGCCCATCGAGCCAATGGCCGCCGCGCTGACATCGGCCCCGTCCAGGATTACGTCCGCGGCCGCCGCAACTGCCGTACCGTCGATATTGGCATAGCCGGTATGTCCGATATCGAGCACCCTTGACGCGCCAAAGGCCGAGCAGACGAATCTTGACAGGTTCTTCAGGAGGGTTATGTTCTTGCCGGGCGGGAGCTTCACAAGGTCAGCCGTGGAATTGGCGTCGCCCGCAGCCGCGCCCTGGGTAAAGGTGAACCGCGCTATCCGCATCCTGCCGTGGAGCTCACCGGCGTTGAGCTTTACAGGAGGGGCCGCCTCCATGTTCGTGACCTGAGTGGATTTCTCTGCTGTTACAGTCATTTCTCTACCTCCGATTAAGTCCGGGGCCTCGTACTGGCCCCGGGTCTAAAGGTTAACTGGTTGCGTCAGGATTAGGCCGCCTCAGTGCACTCTATTTCGACGACCCTGGCTTCCTCCTGCCTTACCGCGCCAAGGCTCATTGAGGCATAGACCTGAACGGAATAGTTCTTGGTCGGGAGCTCGTCTATCTTGGTCTTTATCTCTTTGCCTATGCCGAGCTTTACGCCGGTCTTGGCCCAGGCGAGACAGAAACGGGAAGTGGACACCTTTATGAGCCTCTCAGACCTGATGAACTTGAAGCCGAGGAATGTATCGAGCTTGCCCTCGACAAGGGCCTTGACGCTGTTATAGTCAGAACTCTTGACTTCGGTAGTGCCCAGCAGGTTTGTGAGCTGCTCTGCGGTTACGGCGCAGAATCTCGGCTCGTCCTCGTCAACCTCGTTCTCATCGAGGATCTGCTTGGCAGTAAGGAGCTTGGCAACGGTCATGCCCGCTGAACCGTGTACTATCTTCTGCGCGGAAGGAAGGGACACGCTGCCATCGCTCTGAGTCCTTGCGCTACCTCTCAGAGCGGCTATGATGATGTCGTCCTTCTTCCTGTTGAGGGCTGCAACGCCCGCTGCGAGGTATTCGCTGGTCGGGTCGCTGAGCATCCTGATTTTGTCCATGTCGTCCACGAGGTCAGCCCAGCCCTTGTCGGCGAGGTCAAGCCACCTCTTGGAATGCGGGGTATCGACATACTTGGTATCCCCGTGCCTGGTGTTAATGTCGTAGGCCTCGGTCGCGCCTATCCTCTCGACGGACTTGGACGCGCCCACAATATCGCGGTCGACTTCGACACAGGCCTCAAACCTGCTCGCTTTCTGCTGCGCGAGAATGAGGAAGTTATTGCTGTACTGGTTTACAAATGCTTCGGTGATAAGCTGAGACATGGGAAAACCTCCAAAAAATTAGTGTTAGTTGACTGCTCACCAATTCCCGGAGGTTATCCGCCGATGACGGGCCTGCCTGAATTGTAGGGTACTGCGGAAAGGGCCTTGCGGTTGTCCTTTCGTCTATGATGCTCTCTTTGCGAACTTCGCCTTGTGGAAGGCCTCGACCTTTGCCTTTACGCTCTGGTGTTCAGGGTGCGTCGCCTTCCAGTAGGCCTCTGACCGCATCACGGTTTGTATCTCTTCCTCAGTAGTGCCGGTCGGCATTCCACCGGCAGGAGGGTTATCCTCCTTGAGATTCGCGCCAGCCTTCGCCAGCATACGCAGGAACACAGGGTTATTGCCAAGCTGATTGATGGCAGCCTTGTCGTTCCTGTCGGCTTCGTCCACGAGCGCGTTGAAGGCCTTCTGCGCCAGACCGATGTTCTCGCCGTACTTATCGCCCCAAGAGGTCTTCAGGGATGTCTCAGCCTGCTCCTTTGTGGTCGTGGCTCCCTTGACCTGCTCGCCGAGGATGCCGGCGTACTTGTCCATAACGAACTGAACCTGCTTGTTGCTCATGCCCTGAGAGTGACAGGAAGCAAGGAAACTCTTTTCAGCCTCCTTGTCTATCGTGACTCCCTCAGGGAGCTTGTAGTCGAGCTTGTATTCGTCCGCAGACTTGGGCGGCGCCTCTCCAGCGCCGAACCGCTTTTCCAGCTCGCCGTAGCTTTTAAGCAGCGCCTCCTGATTCAGCGTCCCGTCCTGCTGCCGGAACTTCTCCGGTATCTCCGGCTTCGTTGGGTCCGAGCTTCCGCTGCCTGCTGGCTGCCCTTCCGGTGCGCTCGCCGAGCTTCCGCTGCCTGCTGGCTGCCCCGAGCTCAGAAGATTGTCCGTCTGTGACGGGTCTATCTGTTGCTGCTGATTCGGTTCCGGCATTCTCTTCATCCTCCCTGGATTCGGTTACGAGCCACCCTTTTGGGGTCATCTCTCTTTTTATGATCATGCGTTTTCCTCCTTGTCTGCCTCATCGGCCTGTTGAGCGAGGCCGCATTTGGTTATCAGAAACGCTACAACTGCCCTCTGCCCCTCTTTGAAGGCTGTCTCATGGGAATCGCCTTTGACATAGCTTGGACGGTCATAGAAAAGCCTTGAGAGTTCATCAAGGACAGCCAGGCCATCCTTATCCTTCTGGAATATGCGCTCGTAAATCTTGGGGTCGAGAGCCACTATGCAGCCCCTTTCTGAGCGATTTTAGGCGCAACGGCCTTTTTCATCTCATGCTCCTGCATCTCCTTCTGCTGCTGCGCCAATGCCGCTTTCCTTTCGTCACGAAGCTTCTTGACCGCATCTTCGTCCCTGAGAAGGTCTGCCGGTACTCCAAGAAGGTCTGCCTTACGCCTTTCGGCCTTGTCAAGGTCGTAAATATCGAGGACCTCTGGCGTCCCTGCCTGTGCCTTCGCATAAAGGCCTGTCTCGAACCTTTCAATAGCGCCGATATCCTCAAGTTTCTGAGCTTTCGCAAGCGGAGAGGCGTACCTG